GAAGTGAACCGGCTGCAATCAACTTTCACGCCGCCACGATTCCAATTCTCATCCATGAACGTGCGCATGATCGTGCCAGCGTTCGCGTTCGCGAATTTACGGGTGCCTTTCTCGTCGCCTTTGGTCTCCAATCTGGACGTGTCCAGATTCAGAGCCTTCTTCAACAGCCACCCGTAGGAAACGCCGGTCAACGACACCGTGTCGGACACGTCCAAAGCGTTCCTTGAACGTGAAGCGATAACAAACCGGCCATTATACGGTTCAATCCAGCGTCCACCATCAGACACTTCCACGGCGATTTCCAAGCCGGTTTCAAGACGCCGGTCAAGAATCTCACCACGCAAAGCTTTACGCGAATAGCTGACGGTCAAAGCACCTACAGCATCATGAGTGAACGACACAGTATAGGAAGTCGGCTCAGGCAGCAATCCAAGCTTGCTTCCATTGGCCTGATATGCGACAAGACGAGATTTTAGAGTCTTACCCATAAGCATCCCTCAACTTAAAAAGAAAGAAGCCAGTGGAAATCACCACCAGCTTCTCTTAAACCTGCACGCCACATTCCCGGAACCAGTGGCCTTAACTGCAATCCTGTAGTCACCAGAAACATCAGGATTGACTTGCAACCTACCGGAAGGCAGATAATCCAATCCGACTATCTCGTTCTGAGAACCGCCAGACCATGCGGAATCACTATCGGAACTCCATGCAGTCAACGATCCCGCATCCAAATACAAGTAAGGCCGAGCATCCACGCGCGTGCCAGACCATGTGATACCGGTACCGGATACCGTATCCTTCACCGTTATGCCCGTCACACCTTTCGGGAAACGAAACACCATGTCTGTTATGGGAGCGTCACCGCAACTATACGGAAGTTGAGTGGAAAGCACACTCGGACTAGCGTTCGGAACGCCCTGCCAGAACGTGTAGTATCCGGCGGACGGCATCACCGAACCACCGGACATGACCTTCCCACCGTTCAAAGGCAGCGAGACGGTCTCATATGCGACGGAACGCCACCACACGTCAGGCATGGCAAACACGGCAGTGAACGGAACAAACCTGTTCGGATGACTCTTTGAATCGTCAGGACTCAAAGAGGTCAACTCGACACGGGTACGCTGCTCGACACCATCGACAATCCGACTCATGACAAGATTCGGCATCGTGCATAACCGCATCAGCCTGGATGATTCACCAAGCACGTCAGGCTCCCAAGCGCATACCTGCAACGACAATTGACGTTCCGAAAACCTAGGCGTCATGCCGGAAGGGATAGAACCATGCCGTTGCGGAACCGTCGAAACGGTACGGTCAACACTGATGGCGCTCAACAATGTCGAACCAACAGTAACGATGCAGTTCTCCGAATCAAGAGGAACATTATTCAACTTGTAGAAACACGTGGAAAAAGCCACGATACTCCCCTCTCACATGCCGATCATCGCAGCCTTGTCCAACTTCTGATTCGTCTGAACCGAGATTGGCGTGATAGTCGGATATTGGAAGTTCTGCGTGATGTTGTACGTAGGGCCGCTTTCAAACTTGACATCGTCGGAAGAACCTGCCGAATAGTCAGAAACCATGGAAGGCATCGAAACACGAGTCATACGACGCACGTTCTTCAAATACTGGCTTGGGATGTCGCCACTCGCATTGATGGCGCTCATCACTCCCTTGCCGTACAGGGCTTCCATGCTATGCACTGCGGCGGCACGCACAACATATTCACCGGTGGACACGTCAGTGGAATCGTTCAAAGCGATGGAATCGCTCGTATTCGTTCCACGTCCGACGATCCTGCCGGTGCGAGTCACATTATCGCCCTCGACCTCACCGCCTGTCGCACGCCTTCTCTTGACTCCGAAAATAGCGCTGAACGTCCTGCTCGCCCATTTTTTGCCCTCGCTCCACAAAGTGCCGAGCATTCCCCAGAAGCCACCGGAAATATTTCCACCGAACTGTGCGTTATACGTGCTTCCATTCCACTGGTTCGCGGTGCGCTCAGCACTGCGTTTCGCCGGCTGGGTGTTGTCCCTCGCGCCGAGTGACGCGGTGGGTCTCAACGAACCGTAGGCGTTGGCGTCGCCTTTCAAATAGTCAATGGTCATCGAAGCAAGATCGGAAGCCTTCAGATTGGTCGTATAGCCATTGCCATCAGTGCCTTTCTTGAACAGGTCGGCATGTTTCCTGACCTCATCGGTAGCGACAACGGCCTGATTGCCGTCTGCGTCCAACACGATGGTGTATTTGCCTGAACCGTCTGTGCTCGCATTGTTCATGAGATTGTTCACGGTTGATTGAACCTCATCCGCGCTGGACAATGCTCCGCTGTTGATGCCGTCAAGGACCGTGGTGAAGATGGCCGTATTGCCCTCGCCGGGGAACAATGCCCGCAAATCAGACAAGTAGGATGTCAGATTCTGCTTCGACTGTTCCGTTTCGGTCTTGAACAATGTCTTGACCTCTTCAGGAGTCAACCCATACAGTTGTTGCAGTTTCTGAATCTCCGACTCCGGTACGCCCATCGCTTTCGCCGTCTCGTAGAACTGTGTTGACAATTCCTGCTGTTTCGCATTCACCTCATCGGTTGACGCGCCGGAAGCGACCAACTGTTCAAGCCAATCATGGCCTGTCGTAGCGAGATTCTGCAAGCTGGTCTGAGCCAACTGTCCAGCCTCGGTCATGTTATTGAACGAGTCTGCGGCACTGTCCCAAACGTTCTGTACGCCCAATTCCTTGATGCGTTGGATGGAATCACCCAAACCGTTGTAAATCTGACCATATTCCGTTGCGACACTCAAAGCGTTCTGCTGCGCGGTACGCTGATTATTGACAATGTCGTTGTACTTCTGTGCGGCACTGTTCAACATCTGCTGACGTTGAGATTGAGTCGCAATGGCAATGGAAACCGAATCGGAATCCTCACCCATCTCGATCAAACTCTTCGCATAGCCGGCAGCATGACCATTCGCGACGGAAGTCGCTTCCGCATTATCGATGTACTGCTGACGTGCCTTTTCCATTACTGCTATAAGCTTCTTGGCTGCACCAGCTTCATTACCGTAATTCTGCGTCGCGGTAGCCGAATAAGTGCTGTGAGCATCATATGTGGCCTTCAACTGATTCATCATCGAGTTGTAAGCCTTCGTACTGCCGCTCGCAGCCTTGCTCAGGTCAGTGGTCGAAACACCAAGCTTGTCGGCGGCTTCGGCAGTATTCTTGAATCCAGTTGTCCAATCATCCAACCAGCTCCAACCAGTCTCAGCATAATTACCGTCCTTGAACGCATCCTGAATCGCGGAAGCGACATTGGATAACGCGCCGGAAGCTTCGGCGGCCGAATCAGGAATCTTACCCAACGCTGTCGCAATATTCTCGGAAGCACGCTCAGTCGCCTGAGCTTTCGCATTGTAATCGGAATACGTTGCGACTGCTGCCGTAATGGCAGCCACACCCCAAGTCACCGGATTGGAAAGCGTAGACGCAAGCATCCCACCCAAACCAGACGCCACGGCCTTCACCTTGCCCATCGCGCCCTCAGCAGAGCCGACATTCGACACGAACTTAGAAACAGCGGGATTAGACGCCACCCACCCCTGAGCGACATTCTTCAACGTCACACCAGTACCGGCGGAAGTCACGCCCAACTCCATCAAAGCCTTCTGCCATTGCAGCGACTTCATCGTGTTCTCAACCACGGCAAGCTTCACCGTGTCCAAAGCGGTCTTGCCAGCCTTGCCGAACGTGGCGAACACGCCCAACGCGGCCTGAATCGGTTCCGGCAACGCGCTGAAAGCCTTAGCCACAGCCTCGGCGGCGGTAGCGATAGCCTGAATCAGCGGAGCAGAAGCACGAAGAGAAGCAGCCAATGTGCCGCCGAACGTCTTAGACAGTTGCCCGACAGTCGAAAGCAGCTGGCTGAACATCGGACTCACATCGCCAACAGCGTTGAACACCTTCTGGAAACCATCGGAAACACCAGACGAGAAATCGGAAATACCACCGCTACTGTTCTTCAACAGGCGGCTCACATTCTTCGTGAACGAAGCAATCGTCCTACCGGCATCACCGAAAACATTTCCCACGGTATGCCGCAGAGAATAGCCAGCGTCACCAATCTCGGAGAATGAATCACGCATCGCGGACTGCGCCACTTTAGCGCCAACGGCCCACGACTTCAACGTGTCTTGGAACTTTGCCGAATTGACAGCCTTATCCGCCTTCTGCAACTCCTTGAAGAAGCTTTGGATGCCATTCTGGTCCTCAGCCAAAGCGGAATACAAGCCGGAAGCAATACCCATGAGCGCTTTCACGGAATTCTTCAAATATCCAGCCTGTTCAATGACACGCTGCATCGACTTCTCAATCTCACCGGACGCGCGTGCGTTATCGACCCAACGTGCGAACTGATCCGCAAGCTCACTCACATACCGTGTGGCACGAGGGAGATACTGGCTAGTTGAATCGCCAAGATTCAGGAAAGCCTTGACAAGTCTCTCAACACCCGGTTCCAAATAAGTCAACGACTTATTCACATCGTTGAAAATGCTGGATACGACGCTTGTCTTATCGGCTTCCTTGACCATCTTGGTCATGCCGACGACGATTCGTCCCTCATGGTCGGCAAGAGTTGACATTTGGGGAATCAACGTGTCGGCAATGGAATCAGCCAATCCACGGATGGCCGGACGGGCCTGACCGTAGAACGCGTTAACCACGCTGTCGGACAGTTTGCCTAACTTTGTGGATGCAATGTCGATCTGCTCGCTCCAAGTGGCGCCCTTTTCGCCCCAAATCATCTTCACGGACGCATAGGCGGCGCCCAATCCGACGAGAGCGGCAGGAGCGGCCAATGCGGCCTTCGACATGGAAACAATCGAAGAGCCGACGCCGAGCACGCTACGGGACATGTTGATAGCGCCAGCGGAAACACCGGCGAACACGGTACCCAATGCGGAGAAGAATGGAACCTTCTCATCCAGCGAATCCATGAAATTCACGAATTTCTGGAATTGGTTGTTGACGGCGCGAAGACCAGTCGCGCCATACGTCATACCATCCAGCATTTTGCCGAAATCAGTGGCATGGAGTTTCGCGTAAATCTCGACGGAACGAGGACGGGTGAGCATGGCAAGATGAGTACGGGCACCAGCCGTTTTAAGGTCGATGTCCATTTCAAGCTTCTTATAATCTTCTTGAAGCTTCTTGGCCTTCTCACGCGCACGGGTCACATCCAAATCAAGATTGACCTCATAGTGGTAGTTCTTGTCCTTGCCGGCATGGAACGCAGCAAGATTCAGCTTGTCGATGGCTGACCGGTAGTCGGTCTCGATGTCGTTCGGAAGACTGCGGAATTTCCGCTTCAACGCTTCAAGTTCGCGTTCCATGCTTTTCGCGCCGTCGAGATAGACCTTCGCATGGGCGTCCATCCCATCGACCTGCTTCAGACGCTTGGACACGTTCTTGAGAACGTTGACGACCTCGGAAACATCGTTGACGTCAACACGGATGTTCGCCTTGCTGTCATGCTTCAACTGCTGCATCGCATTGTCGAGCTGTTCGACGAGACGGTTGGCGCGAGCCATCGAGACATTGTTGGAACTGCCCAGAGGCTTGACCTTCTCGATCGCATCCTGCATACTGCGGATGTGCTTCTTGACGTTATCCAAAACGTCGATCTGCTTGTTCGCGTATGCCGTGGTCAACCGCGTGTTGCGTTTCACCGCATCCTGATACGATTTGCTTTTCAGCGTGACCTTGCGCCAAGCATCGCCACCATTGGCGATACGCTTGTTCATCGCGGAAACAGCTTTGTCGGAAGACTGAACTTGCTTGCGCATCGTTCGCAGATCACGCAAAGCGTCTGTCAGCTCGACCTTCGGGGATACCTTACGTTTATCAATGTCCCGAAGCACACGCTTCAGATCGGAGTCATCGCCACGAATCTCAACATTCTGGACGATGCCATCATCCTCGATACGCCTTTTCGCCGCACGCCAACGAGACATGTCAACGTCAGGCGTCACACGAACATCGAAATCGTCATCGGCGTACCTGGCGAGCTTACGGCGGAGTTCTTCGCCAAAACCCTTGGTGTTCGGATAAATATCAATTCCAACGGAACCGGCGAGATACTCCACCATAAGAACCCCTGTTTTTCAATCACATGCCCAGAAACGCCTTCATCGACTCGAAGTTGGCGGAAACACGCCTATCAACGCCATCGGCGGCGTGAGGGGGCATAATCGGTTTGAACTCAGGATGCTTGCCGTCCTTGAACTGCAATGTGCCGGAAACCAGCAAGCCGACCTGATTGTAAATACCCAACAGCAGACTCGTATCCTGAGTGAACCCGTGAAAACTCAAACCGGAATCACTCTCGGACTCGGCGCGGGCACGCTCATCAGGATGGTTCAGCAACCATTCCCGATACAACGACTCGTCATAGCCGGCAAGCCCGCCGATAAGGGTCAAAAGAAAACCGCCGTCATACTCATGCATGGCGGCGGGAAGATTCAGATTGTAGAACCTACGGAAATCACACGTAAGCTCTACTTTGCATTTCCGGTAGGCGTCCTTGACGCTTCGGATTTTCCCAAGGACGCGCCATAAAATGCGTTAAGCAGCGTGAACACCTGCACCAGAACAGTCGGAGTCCTGCCAGTGACCCACTTGTGGTAGGCGTCAACGTCCTTGGCGATCTTCTCGAAGAAACTATCGCTGGCAGCCACCATCCTGGCTATAGCCAGACTTGAATCGACATCATCGGAAGTCTTCTTGTGGAACACGCCGTAACTGTCGGACGCCACGGCATCGACGACCATGAAATCGCATGTCTGCGCCACGGAGAACTCATGAGCCGGAACGAACTCAGGGCATCCGGCCAGTTCCTCGTGCTGTTCGACGAACTCAGCCAGCGTGTCAGGAATCTCCGGAACGGTCTTAACGGTGTTCTTATCAGTTTTGGAAGCCATAATCTGTAATCCCCATCAAAAAACCCATCTGCCAATCGTTGGAAAGGATTGCCCCCGCACGGATGGGTACATGCGGGGGCAATGGGAAATCTCAGCCTTTCGAGGTCAAACCCGATACGGTCTGGGAGGAATTACCCGGATTCTTACCGCTGGAATCCGGGCTGGTTATTTTGACACGAACGTCTCCGGGGCGAAAATCTGGTACGCGCCAACCTCACCATTGGCACCGGCCTTCAGCACGCTAGTGGATTTCACGACAGCGTTGAAGCTGAACTCCGCGAAATCCTCATCGGCGAGACTGACGTTATCGAACGTGAAATCGGTCTCCGGCAGATACAATCCGAAGCTCAGCTTGTCGGAATCATCGTAGGCGAGAACGAACAACGCCAGATGTTGCACCACGGGCTGCAACGGCACGACGATGCCGCCCTGGTCGCCGGCCCAGCCGCCAGTGACCTTCGTGATGGTGGCCGAATCACCCTGCACGGACGCGCCGGACACGGTGATGGTCGGGGCCTCGGTAGAACTCTTCGCACCGGCGACAAGCCACGTGTCCTTCGTGGTGGTGTCCCCGCCATCCTTGCTGAAGCTGATCTTGTTGTTGTTGGAGGTATGGCCGATATTCTCCCAATTCACGACGGAACCGCTGCCAGCGGCGGCAACAGTGCCACTGTTCAACAAGAACGAGGAAACTTTGGTTGGAAGAGCGGTCTTCGCGGGAGCCGTGAACAACGTACCGCGAGACGCCTGAATCAGACCATCGGCATTAATAGCCATAATGGTGCCTTTCTACTTGAAATTGATAAAAGAAAAGGCCTGACCGATACCGGTCAAGCCTTGAACGAATCGCGGGCAGTCACAACAGCCGACAGCCCATACTCCTTGACGTTCTTGCCTTGATTCTCTTTTGAATCAGACTGCCTCTTCTGCGCCGTCACAGACACGGTGCCAACCGTTCCAGCTGTCGTGGACTCCTCGAACGGCCAACCCTGCACCGTCTTATACAAGTGACGTGCAAAACCGTGAGGATTGTTACAGTCAGCGGCCAAAACCGTGAACGTCACGCCGAAACGCCACAATCCACGGTCAAACTGTTCGGGAGCGGAAACATAATAGAGAAGAACCTGTCCACGTTCACCGTAAGCGTTCAAAGGCAAGTCAAGCTCGCTGCAAACCTTCACATCAGGCCACTCCTCGCACGGATACGCTCGATTCAACAGTTCATAAACCAACTGTTCCGCATCGATTGACTCACGAACGTCAATAGCAAGACGCTGAAAAATGTTGTCCGTCACAATCTCACCCGACTCAACGAATCAAACATGATATGTTTTCCCGGAATACGCGCTCTCGGATCACGAGGCCCATACTTGTGTTCAAGCCACCGGTTGAAATAGCCGAACTCCAAATGCGGAGCGATCTGCGTGCCATCACGGCCCATGACGGACATGACAATCTGATGATGCCAGCCGACTTTGCGAACGGAAACCTCGATCCTATCCGCGACGCTTGAATGCGTAGCGGCCTCATTCGCCTTCGCGCGGACGGCAGACACGCTATGCACGGCGGCGCGGCGTGTAAGTTCCGGCCCATACATCTTCGCAATATCGGTAGCGACGCTACGTCGAACCGTGACCCTTCCCAACGCCACCCACCTCCTTCACCCATTCAGGCTCGGAAATGCCGCCATCAAGATAATCGCCAATAACAACACGACGTGCGCGAACCTCCCAATGCCGGGAGAAACGAGAACCACTCCCACGCCACGTAGGAGCGCCGTCAGCATCGTAATAATCGCCCTTATACCAGATCCGGGAATAAATGTCGCCGGGCCATTCCCTCGCAATAATCTGCAAAGGAGTGACCTCTTCCAAACCGCCGGGGTTATCCGAAGATGGCGTCTTATCCTCAGCGCCGGAAATAGAGAACATGCCGGCCTGTTGCGCACGACCCTCAACACAGCAGATGACCTTCACCGGATCGCCAGTCTGCACATACTGGCCGCCGTGCGCGTCCTGAACATGCTTGCGAGGAATCACAACGACATAATCCGTGTCGAACAGTTGTTTCTGACCACCGTAATCGGTTTGGTCATCCTCGTAGAGGTAATGGCGTTCATTCGTATCATCGTCAAACAGAAACGCCATCATCAACCTCCATAACCGGGGTCGAAACCAAGACTGATGTGTGACATCGTGCCAGCGGATTCAGTGAAACCATTCAGAATCGACTTCTCCGCTTTCGACAAGAACAGCCGGGGACTTGGATCATAGCCAGGCTGATTCTGCTGCGGATCATGCTCCGTGTACGAGTAAGAACCGTTCGCTTCGGTTTTGAACCGGTTGAAACGTACTACGCGCAACACCATTTCGCATACGACCGACGCGAAATCACTTTCAGAGAGACGCCCCTTCTTCAAGCGCGTCCGAACAATCGGGCATTCGCTCAAACAGATGAGAGCAGCCTTGCGGCATTGAGCGGAAATCCAATCAGTGTCGAAATGCTCTTCAAATGAATCCGCGTCGGCGGAACCGTAGACGCGCATATACTTCAACCAGTCGATGTTGTCGATGATTGCCGTGCTCATACGCGCCTCCTAAATCATGCGGTCAGAACAGTTGCCTTCAAAGTGCTGTTGGACTTGACCAGCACAGGCAGTGCGGAAGCGTTCACAAGCGCCTCATAACCCGGATTGGTGCCGGTGGAATCCAACACGACACCAACAGGGCCAGCATCATATTCACGAGTGATGCCGTACACGGCCTTCTCCTTGGCCTGAGCGGTCGGGCCGAAAGCGGTGTAACCCATAGAAGTGTCACCCAATGCCGGAATCAGCAGCACGGTGTTCTCAGGGAAGAACGACTTGACCTTGCCGGGCAGTTCAATCTTCATCTGACGCGCGTATTCCTTGTACAGGTCATCGACGATAACCACGTCACGAATGTCGGTCATCTGCACGAGCACGTACTTCAACTCGTCATCCTTCAACAGGTTCGGCAGCGAAGCCTTAGCGGTTGTCGGATAGTAGTACTTAATCATGGCGGCGTTCTTAGCCAACGCACGCCACACCTTCTTGGTGGTGAGCATGATGCTCGGAGCGTCACCTTCGACGGCATCAATCTTGTCAGCCCAGTCGCGCAAATCCTGAACAGGGTCCCCGCCATCAGCCCAAGTCTGACCAGAGTCCTTTGTGATGGTCAGGGATTCGTCACGCGCGTAATCCCATCCATTGTCGGAAGCGGAGTCGGACTTCGGTTCAATCTTCGCGTTCACGGCAGCTTCCACACGGTACATCTCCAAAGTGAACGCCAGTTCCTTGCCGAGACGCACGAACGCCTCACGCAGATTATCCGCGGCGGTAGGAGTGGCAACGACACCGTTGACTTCCGGGTCGATGGTGAAGCTCGGAGAAGCGACTCCCTTGACGATATCCTCTTCGGACACACGGTGGCGCTTGCGCAACGGCAGCATCTCCGTGTATTTCTTCACGCCACCGGCATGGGTCTCGTCATACGGCGCCTCGGCATCATATGCGGAGAACTCCATGGTGTCCACCTCGAAACGCGGCTGGTTCGGAACCCAACTCACGTTGACACCAGTCGGATTGTTCATATCGGTCAGAATCTGACCGAACGGCAAAGCGGAAGTGGCACCCTGATAAGCGCCAAGCACGATGCCGGACGCTTCGGCAGGGGTAATGAAATCCTTGTTTACCAGAGCCATTAAAAAGCCTTCCTATATAAGAAAACCCGCCACGATGGGCGGGTTGGAAAATAATTGTTTAGAACGACCGTCAGCCGAAAATGCCGGCGCTCTTCAAAGCGGTCTTCAAAGCGGCCACACTGTCCTCGGACGGAGTGGCGATTTTCTTCACGCCACCAAGAGCACTGGCGGATGCGGCGGGGAGAGTATATGAACCGGATGCGGCCCCAGTGGACAGCAGTTCAACATCGGAACCGGTACTGACGTCATAGGACAGAATCAGACCATCAACCTTCGCATTGTCGATAGTCACCGGCAGTTTACCCTTGTCAATCACGGCCATGTAACGCAAGCCGGAATCAACATACCGTTCCTTCAAACCCTTGCGAGTGAACTCGACCTTGACCTGAGACTCAAGGAAACCGGCAACCTTATTCTGACGGCCATCTTTTGCGGTCGGATCATACGGCCCAAAATTATTAGTGCTACCGATACGAGCCAGCGGAATACCGGAATACAGGTATGCGATAGTGTTCTCGTCATCGATGGACGCGAAGTACTTCGACTCGTTAGCGCCGCCCACGAACGTGGACAAGTCGAGAGTGACCTTCTTCACGCCGTCTGTAATACGGTTAAGCAGCCACTTCTGCTTATCCTGGGGCGCGGTAAGGTTCACCGTGCGAACCATAGCGTTTGCCATAGGTTTACTCCTTCTTGGAATCAATCAACGAATGCTTAAGCCCATATTCGTAACCGCTCTTCGCATCCCCCTGAGAGGGCGCGTGAACATGCGGCGCGGAATTGGACAAAGCGGTTTTCATGGCCTGTTTGCCCGTGTTGCGCGAGGAATCGTCAGCGGCATCATGCTCACCCGTTTCAGGCTTGCTCGGCATGAACTGCACGAACGAATCGGCCCATTTGATAATCTCGTCAGGGTCGGTTTCCTTGCACAAGGCATCGAAAGCCTCGTCCGTAATCTCAGGATGCTGCTTCTGCGCGGTCAGCCTGGCGATACGAACCTCAGCGTCAGCGAGACGGCCTTCCGTGTCGGCAAGCTTCGCTTCGGCGGCATTGGCACGATCACGATTCTCATACATCTTCTGCTCGTTCTCACGGGCCTGATGCTTCCACATGCCCAACTTCTCGGAAAGGTCATCCGCACCATTCTTTTGAGACGCCGTATTGGCGGCTACAGGAGAAGTGGCAGTGTCCTTCGGCTGCGCGTTCACGCCCGTTTCAGGCGCATTCGTAGATGCCGCCGTTTCAGCGGTATTGGTATTTTCATCAGCCATTAGGCTTGAATCCTTTCAATAGTGTTATGCGGCCTCGCCAAGCATCGACCGCATCTGGTTGAGCATGGTCTTCTGCCATGCCATAGCCTGTTTCAAATTCTTGGAAGGTTTGAACGTGAACGTTCTCCCCTCATAGCGGAAAGTCACTGGCTTACCGGCCTTCTGCACTTCCTTGTAGCGCCGGTTGAACTCGATTGCCCGATTCTCCATGCGACGGCATTGAGCCAACGTGGACTGACGGTCAGGCGTATGCCAAGCGTCCGAATCCTTCGACGGAACCGGATCAGGCGTATCCTCAGCATCCTCAGCGAGAAGCACGGGGCCAAGCTCTCCATGAGTTATCGTCTTGACCTTCACCTGCTTCAACGCCGATGAACTAGTGCCGCCAGCCTCGTCGTACAAGCGTTTCAAATCCTTCTGATTCAATTGGAATCCCGGATCATAGTCGCTGCCAGCCGGTGCGACACCGCAATGGCAGTTAGCGTGCAACGGCAGCAGGTCGGCAGTCGAATACCAGCGGTCAGCGGCCACAACACACAAGCCACACGAGCCGGTCTTGGACAGTTCAGGATGCAACACCCTGCGGTATTCCAAAACCTTGCTACGCCGATACTTGTCAAGCGTGGCACTCGTCTGCGCTCTGGACACGTCCTCGTCAACAGTGGTCTGCAACCGGTTGAACGCCTGTTCAAGCCACTTGTCAACCTCACTGAACAATTCATCGGTCTTATCAGGCCAAGACTGCGGGCGAATCGCAGGAAACTTGATAGCAGCGGAACGATACGAGTCAGCCGGACGTTGCGCCACAAGCCACGGATCAGTATTGTCACGCGGGAACACAAGACCTGGAACGTCACCCTTCGGATTGACGCCGACAAGCCTCAACGTCTCATCCGCATAGGAAACACCCAACCGGCGCACCTGCTGAATCAACGCCATCTCTAACAACGCCATGCGAGCCGCGACGGCAAACGTCATGCCATCATTCCACCAGTCAGCGGGAGTCAACATATCCCACATCCTGTGCGCCTGACTCACATACTGGTTCACCAAAGCGGCACGAGCCTGTTCAAGCGTGTCGGACAACGATTCAAGCGTTTTCCCAGACATCATGACCCAATCTCGCCTTCATCGACAAGCTCGACATCAACATTAGGCAAGCCATCCACAGCGGACTTGGTTTCATCATCCCAACCGGTCGCCGGTTCCACTGCGGCAACAAGCTTCGCAGTACTCTTATTCGACTGGCCGGAAACATTGAACTGGTCGGCAAGACGGTTCATATCATCCTCGGCAACATCCTGAGCCGTATAACCCATCTTGTGCGTGAGAATCGTCCTACGCGCCAACAGGCCGCTCTGATACAACAGTTGGCAAGCCTGAGCCTGCTCAAGCGAACTGGTCGTGTCCATCGGCTTCCACACCATCTCGAACTCGCTCTGCGAAGCCTTAGACCCATCCAGCGCCAAAGCCATACGAATCATACGGACAATAGGCTCAGCGTCAAGATCGTTCATGGTCTGAACCTTGAACTTCAACGTCTCACGCTTCAACTCCGCACCATTCGCGGAACCCTGCACATCAGGAGAGAGAATGTCCAACGGAATACCGGACACTGCGGCAAGCTGCTTCACGTCGGATATGATGATGTTCTGCAAGCCACTCGTATCCGTGGTCTGCGACTCCCAAATATCCACACCGTCAGGCAACTGCCATAAGGCCGCAGGCCCCATAGCAAAACGCTTCGAGTAGTCGATGGGATCACCAACCTCGGCAAGACCATTGATTACATCAGGGTCTTCCTCCGTATACGTCTGCGGTAAATCACCCTTGATAGCACGCTGACGGAACGCCTGCATCATCGTAATGCACAAGCGGTCGAACACCTCACGGTCGATACGTTTCAGCATCGGCAGATATGGCTCGAACAATCCCTGCCCGTCAACAGTGCTCAAACGGACAATAGGCAACGACTCGCATTCAAGCGCGTAATCGTATTCGTCACCCTTTCCGTCATCCCACTTCCAGTTAGTGCCCGGACTCCACGCCTTGCCCTGATTAATGAAATCGGACAAGTCGCTATCATTGGACGGATCTACAACGGTACGGTCTGACTCCCTAGAAGCAACACGCGAATACACGCGCTTTGCGAAACCATCATCGTCACGTTCGATACGGAACAAGGTAAGAGTCTCAACACCTTGCTTGTCATCATGTGAATACATGATCGCCGCATCATCATTGTCGGACATCCACGCTTCCCAAGGACTCAACGCCTTGATGTAACGACTCCCCTGCCCTTTTCCCACGATGGCGAACGAACAACCGTAATCCCCTTTGTCAGGCAACAAATGACGGCGGAGAATGAACGGCAGACCACACTGCTTCGCCATCTGGTCTGCGTCCGTATCCTTCAATGAGGAATCCTCAACCTTACGGAAACCATTAGGCTGCTGCCGGTCGGTCACACTCTCGCTGATACGACGTGCGAGATTCACGACACCCAACTGGCGCATCAGTTTGTAAACGGGAGCCGCGTTCGGGTCAACACCCTGCGGAACACTGCTCTTGTCCACCATCTCCTTGCCATCCTTGAACAACTTCAACTCGGCAATATCCAAGAGACGGGAACCCCACTCCTGCGCCAACGACGTAATCACGTAAGCATCATCGTCATCGGAGGAGGCCCCGTCGATGATTAGCTGCAATTCGGCCACTGGGCACTCCTTCTAAACATGTTCAGTAGATTCTCGACGGCGCGTAACGACGCTTCTCGTCAGCCAATTCCAAATACTTTCCACGAGCCGTATAAGCCAACAGGCCAGCCATGCACGCATCAATCTTGTCCGGCGAATTAGGAGACTCCTTATAAATCGCATACCCAGTACGAGTCTCCCGCCTACGCGCATTACGGAAATGATTCACCAATCGCGGATCGGCAAGCAACGCTATATCATCCTTGATGGGCTTCGACTTACGTTCAGGCTCCGTATACGGGTATCGGAACGCGGTATGAGCGTTATCCAACGCAACCTGCATGTCCTTATACCAGTTGTTAGTCCAGAACTTGATCTTGTCGCCACCCTTACGTGGGCCGACCTTCAACTTCTTCCCGTAATCCTTCTCCCAGCCGCCAATCATCTGCTCGAAATAGGCGACATCAGCGAAGAATCCGACAACGTTGTAATTGTCCATCATCCAACGAACCATGCCGTCGAACGCATCACGGTTCACACGCCAAGTGGCCTTCTCGGGACCATCGGGCGCGGATTCAAGCTTTATCAGGAACAACATGCCATCGGACACGCGGCAACCCACAAGTGCCGTCGAATCATCCGACACGGAACCATCGAACCCCAACGTGATAGGCTCACGTTTCGTCACGAACCGTTGCCACGCGCCATCCAAACGAATCGAATTGAACGCGGTGTGCATTTCATCCCGATACAGCATGTGGGATTGAATGTCGGACTCCGTAAGCCAAGCATCATGCACGCTCGACAAAGTGTTGAAAAAATAACGCATCGAATCAGCAGGATCGGAGTCAGGCTGGTAAATCTGATCCATCTGACCATTCAGGTCAATCCACCCATCCTTCGACGGGCCAAGCTCACCATCCCAATACGTGTGCCCCTCGGGGTCAACACCATCAGCATTCAACACGGTCATACGACCATCCGGCAATATCAGATGATCCTTACCGTCCGAACTCTTCGCACTCGCACCATACGCGACCTGCAAAGCACGGAGAACCTTCTTCTCATCAGCGAAATCATCCAAGTCGATGTTCGCATACACATGGTCGAAGTAGATGCCGCTACGATGCTTGATTTTGCCCGAAGCGGTATCCCACGCATACTTGTACGATGTTTCAGCGATGGACTCTTCGCCCGGCTTGTACATGGTGGACGTTTCAAGAATCCACGGGTCTGCATCACCTTTACGTTTGCCGAGGTTACGTTGAACGGTCTTGTACATGTTGCGAAGCTTGTTCGTGTTGTACAAGTGGGTTTCATCACAAGCGGCGAACGTTTCCAAACCGCCATCCTTGGACGCGGCACCACTCGTGGTGGGAACAATCTCCCCACCCTCCGGCAAGCCGATACGGGTACGACCAACATCAAGGCCGACACCCTTCAACTGGCTTAAAGGGCCTTGATCGCAGTTGTAGTAAATCGAATCGAAAATGTTACCAGTCTGGCCTTCGGCGGTAGCCAAGCAGAGAATCTGCGGCATCTGCACCATACGTCCAACAGGCTCACCCTTCGCATACGGGTAGACCTCGCCCAGAAACTCGTAAGTCTCCCCTTCTTCCGCCCAATGGTCGAACCTGCAAGGAGCCAAACCCTCGAACGCGCAAATGCCAGCGGCCTTACCGGACTTGTTCTTACCCTTCGCACGCGAATAAAACACACGATTGAACCGGCGGGTACCCCACTCGGTCAACGCATAAGCGTGAAGCATGAACACGTACTCGTCCATGTCGAACGCCTCAGGCAAGCCAACACCGCCACCACGACCAACACGGAAGAAAGTCTCAATCCACCAAACCGCGAACATTCCCATCGAACGAGTCAAATCCTCGCCATGCAATTCGGGAATGCGCGTATGCATCAGGCACCACCATCAATGACACGCAAACCCAATGCGGAAGCACGCTGCCTGTTCCGTTGAACGTTACGAGCACCCTCAGTATCGCCCTCATACGCGGAAGCCTTCATATCGTCAGGCTGCGGAGCATCGAACTTCAACCTCACACGAGCTTCGGGTGTAATGCCCAACGTGGCCTCACGCTGACGAATCTCGGAAGCCAACATCCAACGGCCCTTAGTCTTCGGACGCCAGAAATCATCCTTCAACAACGCCAAATCCTGAACCGCGTACCAGTCGGCCTCAACACCCATACGCTGAGCCAACGGACTGACACGAAGCGACTCATACCACTTCTTCGTCCGTTCAAGCCACTCCTGCCCATCAGGGCGAACAGCAGGAAACTCCAAACCCATCGGACTATCAGGCGCACGAAGAATCGGATTCTTCGACTTCTGCGCACCACGACCATTACCAGCCACAGCCAGCCTCACAATCCGCCCGTTTCAGGCAATACGCGAAGCTAGGACGTTCCACCCTCGCAACGCTTGTGAACCAGCAGACGATTCGCCAAAGTCGCACTATGCGACTTCTCCAACGGAACCTTCCACACGAAAGCGGCACCATCGGCACCACTCGAACCAACATCAACCAGCTCATGGCATTTCGCGCACAAGCCGCCACACTTCTCAACCACCTGAGAATCAGTAAAAGACTCAACAACAAGCTCGGACTCAAGCTCGGACACGTCAACCGGACGCACGTACATAGTCGTTTCAGGCTTCACCGGCAACGATTTATCATCATCACGAGCACGCTTATACGCCACACGGCAACGCCCAGAACAAAACAACTGGTCGGAACGCTTCGGATCAAACCACGTATGGCATTGAGGACACATGCGCTGACGCAACGGCTTCAGCGGAGACCCCGAATAACGGTCACGGTCGTAATGCGAACGACACAATCCCTTCGCACACACCGGATTAGCGCAACCGGCAACCGCGCACATGAACTCATTCACTTGAAAGCCGGGTGAGAATACCAACGCTTCTCCCTCCGACTCCTACCCTTCGCACGACGAACCTCAGCAGACTCACCCTCGGTCTTCCGCTGATGATGCCAACGACACAACACCCACAAATTCTCAGGACGATCATCATCATGGACGGGATTACGAACCTTATGGTCAACCTCATTCCCATACCGTCCGCACAGGCGAACATTCCCGTAATCATCCTTGACCGGCCACTGGCACCTATGCCCATCCCGTTCAAGAATCATCGCACGGACACGCGGCCAATCAGGATTGAACCGTTCATCACGATGGGAACTAGACCACGCCACAATGCCTCCACAAAAACAGGGTTGGCCGGTGCTGAGCAGGAAAACACGCCAAAGGGGAAACATCCCAGCAGGAAAAGTTCTCAGATCAACCAACCCAAGTGCTCCGGGAGGGATTCGAACCCTCACACCCTACAGGTAGCGCATTTTGAGTGCGCCGCGTCTACCATTCCGCCACCAAAGCAAAAGAACAAGCGTCCCACACTCCACCCACAACAGGAGCATGGGACGCTCGTTCAACCCCCAGAGAGCCATAAGGAACCAATGGCATCATCACAATGGCTTTTTACCGCCAGCCACGGCGCGCGGATGCTGAGGGAGTCGAACCCCCGAACCGTTCCCGGTCGCCACCTTAGCAAGGTGGTGCAATAAGCCACTCTGCCAAGCATCCAAAATGCAAGAGCCGCCGCAGCGACTCAGGAGACTGTTCCCGCAGACTAGGCGGGTCAGCTAAAACTAGAGCCGCCACAAGACGACTCCGAAGACCTTTCCCACAGCCTGTGGGTAGGCTGAGCACAGCATGTTGGACTCGAACCAACATCGACGGTTTTGGAGACCGTAATGCTACCGGTTGCACCAATGCCATATACCCGACTTAGTTAACGTCCAAGTCGGAAAGACGTTCGGCATGGTGGAATGGGCTTTACCACCAACGGCAAGGAACGTGAAACATCTATGCACCCGTTTGGCCGTGCCTCCCCTTCGGTCATCAACCACCTGATTAAGGCAGGGAGCCTCTTATCCCCCACATGTTCCAGCGGAGATATTCGAGCAATGCCATCGATCTCATAGGCAGCTACCCCATGAAACCTAGAGCAAACCCCGGGAATCGAACCCGGCAACCAAAAGGCTGTGCCAACAGGATTGCAGACCAGCCCAAAATAATAGGTACGAGTCCATGTAAGCCACGTCCGGGATAGACTGGTCGGATTCCACTGCTGACTGCATCACACCTAGGATACTCACGCTACGCGCAATGAGTGATAGCAGCCAGATATCGATGCGGACCCGAGCTGCGCTCTACCACCATCAACATCAATCCAAGGAACATTATACACAATATGTAGGGTGCAGAAACGGTTGCAACCACTAAATATGTGAAGACTTCGTAAGTAACGGGTAATCCAAAAATGTTCCAGCGAGCATTCAGCGTCAGCACTAGAGAGCCAGCGGCCTTGCTTTTTGCGCCGGGGGGACACTCCCACACGGGGGTGTTTGTTGCATGGTGCAACGTTGGAACGTTTGTGCGATTGTGTTTTGGCGTGTCGTGTGGTATCGCGCGGGCACGTTCCTCTTATGCGATCATGTCCGTGCCCGTCGTGGCGCGGCGTGGCCATGGCGTGGCTGTGGCCGTGCCGTGGCGTGTCCGTCGTGCCCTGGATGTCGTGGCGTCCCTGGACATGGCCGTCGTGACGTGGCCGTGACGTCCCTGGGTGTGGCCGTGGCGCGGCGTGGCCGTGGCTGTGGTGTCCGCTGTCTTTGTGTCGCCGTCGTGTGGTTGCGACACGCCGACGAATGCTAGTGTTTGCAATGGTTTTGGTGGTGTCTGTGTTGTCTTGGTTTGCTATCTGACTGGATAGCGTGTATAGTGAGAGCCATCAAGCAAACGACAACGAAAGGAACAGAGATGAACGAGAGGCCACCACCACGAAGACCACCACCGCAAGGCCGGTGACACGAAGCCCCCTAACAGGCGCGGCATGGATGATTGAAAACTGAAGAGTGGACGCGACGAAGACGCGACGGATTGCGACTAGGCATGATGCACCCTCACAGCATGCAAGGCCGAACCGTCGTAGAGTCGCTAACGTGGCGCTGTCTCCGGCATGGAATTGCCCAGCGCTGTCTGAGTGGTCTACGATGGCCTTAATCCAAGTTAGGAGTAAGGGCCATGAGTTTGAAAGAATTAAGGATGAAGCGCGGTCTAACGCAACGTGAGTTAGCGCAACGTAGTGGCGTGCATCATGTCGAGATTGCGCAGATTGAGACAGGTAAACGCAATGTCCGGGCGGTGTCGCTTGATACTGCACTGCGATTGTGCGATGCTCTCAAGATCGCTAATCCGCGCAAATTGCTTGATTCTGATTCTAAGTCTTCGGCGGATTGATTGAATCCGCTAGGGCTAGCGTAGTCTTTATGGCACGTCTAGCCCACGAATGAGTGAGGCCGGATAGGTGCAACTATCCGGCCTCGTTTGCTCAGTAATTATTAACCAACTAACTAGAGCCCTCTTATTCTAGCAAGGGGGCTGGAATGGAGTGTCAAAATGTATACCGTTGATGAGACCTACAAGAATATCGAAGCCGAGTTCAAGCCCCGCAGCAAGTGGGACCAGGGCGTGAAGGATACCGCGCTGGCATTGCTTGATTCGCTCGACATGCCCGAAACGGTTCTTCCCGACCACTTCGGATCGCGTCGCGCGCTGTTGCTGAACGGCGCGGACAATTGGCGGGAATACAGTTACGGCGGGTGCGCTCTCGTGTACAACGTGGATATCGCCGCCCGGTTCTTCACCCCGTCCGAAATGCGCCGGTACATGGCTGATGGTCATGATGCAAGCATGGCGTTCCGTGGCGAGCCTCTGCTTGACTTGCAGGCGCGTGCCCTCAGCCAGGCGGAGCGTGTTATCAGCCGGTACGCGCGGGAACACTGAGGGGCAAGTCATGTGTGAGAAGTGCCCCATCGATCAACGTTACCCGTACTACGGTTTTCCTGTGACGCCAGATTCCCGCAAGCTGCGGGATGAGGCCGAGCGTTACCGTGAGATCGCTATCCGCTGTTTCGTTGCCGAGAGCGATTGTGCCGACGTGAAGCGGGCGGATGCGCTGTGGCGTGAGATGTGCCGTGCCGGTGATGAGGCGCGGTTTCTGTGCAGCAATGCGCGTCGTTTGGAGATGGAAGAAGCCCTACAGTGTCGGGCTATCGAATATCCCAATTGTCCTAATCGCAAGCGTATGCGCTGACTTGTTCCAGGCTTTCGGGCGTGAGCCTATCAATCACGCCCATATAGTCCGTTCGGGCATTACATTCCAACACAATCGAGGTGCTTTAAAAATGTCTTTTGTTACAGTTGATTTTCCTGATATTCGTGAATCTGATTCCGCAGAGTATGCGTATCTCGCCAACGTGCACAACACTACGTATTCACATAATCAAAACGCTTGGCGTTCGCCTGATGAAAACAGGCTTGACGGAACCACGTATGCCGCGTGGTGGTTGATGGATGAATACTATACGCGCGGTGAACATGCCATGATTGGCGAGTGCCGCCGCCTGTTAACGAAACGTTGCCGTGCGGAACTGCACAGCGAACACAATAGAGAGTTTTGCACCGGATTCTACACGGTTGTTGATTCCGTTCTTTCCAAGTGAGGTGTTCGCGATGCGTAAGAAGATTACTCTGCTTGTTGCCGTGCTTGTTGGCCTGTTGGCTTTCGGCGTGGCTTGTTCCACAGCGCTTTCCGATCAGCCTGTTGCCGATCCGCATGGTACGCCTGAGCAGCAGTGGACGTGGTGGCGTGAGACTTATGCCACGAAGGATTACAACCAAGCTGACCTAGCGAGCTACCGCGAGTTGTCCAACATTCCGCAGTGCGGCATGGAGGACGGTAGCACTTCGGACGGTTACGAACGTATTTGCGAGTGGCGTGGAAGCGTTGACGGCAATCAATCCGGCACGTCATATGTGCTCGTGAGTGGCAGCAAGGTTTTGGAATGGTGAAACCGCTCAGGGCCGTGCGGTGAACGGCCCATCAAATAATCAAGTTTTTATACAAGGGAGTTTTAAAATGTCGAACAAAGTTAACGGCCTGTGGGCAGTCAATTCGTCCAGTGTCTTCATGTTTTTCGATTCCGTCAATAGTCCGAGCGTGTGGCGTTTCGAGATGAAGGATGGTGTTGAATCATGGCGGATGATTCCGGGCGTGAAGAATGCTCAGGCTGTGCGTGGTGTGGCCGCCGCGTATCGTGCCGATGGTGGCACGTGGCTTGACCCTAACGGGCCTGATTACGCTCAGGCCGTGAGTGAGATCGGTGACGTGCCGTTGATCGTGGAACGTGGCGATTGCATGGTTTCCCCTGATTGTGGGGATTATACGGCGCATGGCGTGAGCCTGTCGGACTCCGACCGTGAGCATGGTTGGGAATTGTCCTACGAGGATGGCGGCATGGTTGTGTCACGTGACATTTCATTCCTCACCCCGGCCGAGCGTGACCATCCTGAGATGTGCGAAACCTACGATGATTTGCCGGTTGTCACCCCGCAGACGGTTGAGCCTGAACCGGAACCGGCTGAGACTGTTTCACAGCCACAGCAGCCAATGAGTGAGCTTGGCGGCCATACCATTGCTGAGTTCGCGCATGAGTTCGATAGGATCTACGGTGTTCTCTACGATGCGGACGGCAACGGCCATTCCATCGATTACGGGAGCGATATCGACGCTTTCGACAATCAGGAGTATCCGCGTGGTGTCCTTGAGGCGTTCAACGCTTATCGTAAGGATTTTGTTTCGTCTGACCGTGAGTCGGCGGCGTTTATCCGCGCGTTGCGTTCTTTCGCCCCAGCTGGATCGGCTGCGGTTGAGGTTGTTGAGCCTGAGCCGGTTACGGTTGAGATTCCTGAAGTGCCGCCGATTCCGTCCAAGGATACGCCGAAGGTGATTGCGCAGCATGGCGTCAAGGCGCGCGTGGTCACGATTCCAGGTGGCAAGTCGGTCAAGGAGTTGGCTGACGTGTTTGGTGGATATGCGCATAAGCCGCGTGGCTTCCGTGATTCCAAGGGCCGTTGCGTCGCATATGTCGCGTTCGACGGTAAGAGTGGCGTGGTTGCGTACCGCGACTACTACCAGCGTGGCAGTGACCAAACGTTGGAAGAGTCCGTGGCCGCGTACCTCGCTCAGCATGAGATTGTCGAGGTGGCATGAAATGTCACGTGTCGTCATCACAGCACAGCAGGTCAAGGCCGCTTTGGATGCTACCGGCTATTCGTCCATCGACTCGAATATTCAAACCGTGTTGAGGGAGATCGGCAAGCGTCCCGCATTGATAACCGCGTATCTCAGCACGGTTATCAACGCGGCTGCCGACAATCTGCCTGATCCGCGTCATATGGATTGCCTGTTCTGAAAAGTTTGGCCGGACGGTACTAGGAATATCGTCCGGCCATTGCAAACAGTAATTAACTCAACCAAACCATTTGCAAGGAGATTCTACCATGTCCCGCCATTTTTACGCTGTTTATTGGCCTTACGGTGTCAACACTTTCAATTTCGACCATGAGCCGATTGGTACTGTTGTCCCATTCGATACGACTAAAGCGCGTGACGCTTACGTTGCTGCTGACCGGTTCGACGGTAATTTTCATAGGAGCGTGCCGGATTATCGATTGATGCGCAAGATGATGCTTGAGGCGCTGAGAGAGTTCCGTTCGTTGGATTCCAAGGGCTACGAAGGTTGGCGTGTGGATGGCGTCTTCTATGAGTCTCTTGGTGATGCGTACAAGGCGATGTTCGATGCTGATGCGCAGTTGCGTTATGACCTGTTCGGTGACGTTGATTCGAGGGAGGCGTGAGTGTCATGGAAACGTTGAAATTGTGGGCTGATTTTCATGTTGGTCAGCAAATGTATGCATATGACCATTTTGATGTGGTCGAGCGTAAGCGTTATTGGCGTCCCGTGTCGAAAACGTATCTTGTATACGCGTGGCTGCGTGACCTGATTCGTGGGATGCGTGATGCGCGCTTGGGTGGATTCCAGGGTTGGTTGTACTGCGTTGTCAAGGATGGCGGGTTCACCACTCAGGAGTTCATGGGGTTCAACGATGAAATCGAGGTGTTGTGATGATTGACGTGAATATGCTGCCGCGTGAGCTTACCGGCTATGTGAGTCATGTCTGCGGCCTGTGGTTCGGCAGTTATTTTATTGATTTTGAGCCTGTGTTCGTCCATTCCACGGCGGGCATCATCGGTGAACTGTACGAATACCTGGTGGATACGGTTCAGGACAATTCGATGAATGGCGGCTTGGATTATGAGGATGCGGAAGAGTACGCGAAGTTGGCGGCTACCGTTCCGTGGTCTATGGAAGAGATTGACCACGTGGCGGAACAGTCTTTCCGCTACGTGTCTGACCGAACGTTGCAGGTGGCTTACGCCTTGTGCGTCCTCACTTTTGATGCGATGTTCCCGCAGAAAATCGAGGTTGTCAAACCGGACGTGCGGGAGACGTTGTTGAGCGTGGCGTTCCCGCATGATTGGCAGCGTCGCATGGCGGAGTCTGACCATGATCGCGTGAGCGTCTACCGCATGGGTTTGGAATGCGTGACGAAAGCGTATGACAAGGTTTTCGACCGTCTTGGGGAGGCTGACTGACATGACGCGCGGCAAAAACAGGCGACTTCGCCTCATCCCATCCCACCTTCCACTGATCCGCGACAAACTCGTGGAATACGAGCGGGTCGCATTAAAGGAGGAGATGGCTGCGCACTCGCAATACGAGCGGAGCATGGAAGCGGCTTGGAATTTCGCTGATAATCTCGCCGTCGCGCAGCTTTGGTGGATCAGCCGAGACATGACGATGCTGGCGGAAGATACCGTCCGGGCAGGTGATTTCCCGAAATCGGAAGCGCCGGCGCAAAGCGGGCTTATCTTCTTCGACGGGGATGTCCAAATGGTCAGATTCCCCGTGACCGACGACGCGACGGGAAGGAAGGTCGGAGACGCCCATGTGTCGGCGCTCTTCTGGCAATGCGACGGCAACGGCGATATCGAATTGATGGGATTCACGGACCATCCATGCGCTCTGAAGGAATGCGACGCGAAATCATTCTCACTGCCGGTCATCAGATTCGCCAACGGCATTTTCAATGAGCATGTCGGCGGTTTCCGATGGTTCGGCGATCTGCTGCGCGCGGTGTGGGCGTTGAGCGCGGAACCGCATATCTGCGAGGCGAAACCGGCGAAACCCGATATGGCGCATCCGCTGCCGCAGCGTTTCGACCCGGAAATCCGCAAGGTCAAGATGCTGGTGCTGCGTGAGAATCTGCATCGTCCGGGCGGAAGCGCCGATGATGACGAGCGGGTGCGACGTGAGTATTCGCATCGTTTCATCGTGCGCGGCTTCTGGAGGGATCAGGCGTATGGGCCGAATCATTCGTTGAGGCGCAGGCAGTGGATTCCGCCATTCGTCAAGGGTCCAGCCGATAAGCCTTTGATCTGCAAGGAGACGGTGCGCATATGGAAACGGTGAGCGACATGATCGCCGGCTTTCTCGCCGGCCTGACGCCGGGTACGAGGGCGGGGTATCGGAGCGTCGTATCGCGATGGCTCCGCTGGTGTGCGGATAATGGCATCGACATGCTGCGGGCGAAGCGCACTCATATCGAGGTGTTCGCCGCCTATGACGGCGGCATGCGGCCAGCGGCGAAAAACACGGTGTGCAGGAATCTGAGCGTCGTTTGCTGCCTCTACCGCTATCTCTGCGAGGAGGGGTATATCGACTGCAATCCTGGCGAGCATGTGCGTAGGCCGAAACTGTACGGTCATTCGGATGGCACGTACCTCACCCGCGAGCAGGCTAGGCTTTTTCTGGCCGAAGCACGCGGTATGGGTGCGCGGACGGATGCCCTGTGCAGTCTGCTGCTGTTGACCGGTGCGAGGGTTGGTGAGGCGCTTGGGTTGGATGTCGAAGACTGTCATCTGAATGACGGGCGTCCGTGGGTGCGGTTCGACCGCAAGGGCGACTGGTCTCAGCGTGTAGCCATTCCCTCCGAGGCGGCCGAAGCTCTCGCACGACTCATTGGCGGACGTAGGCATGGTGCGGTGTTCCGTGAGGATTCCGGCGCGCGTCTGCGACAGCAGACCGCCGTGGGCATCGTATCGTCCGTGGCATTGCGTGTCGGCGTGCCCGGAATCTCACCGCATTCATTGCGGCGAACGTTCTGCACGCTCTCCCGTGACGCTGGCGTGCCGGACAGGGACATCATGGCCGCAGGCGGGTGGAACAGTCCGCAGATGCTCGACTATTACGACATGTCCCGTCGCGGGCTGAATGGCAAAGCTGGCGACGGATTGCAGGATTACCTGGGCAAGGAGGATTGATTTCCACAACACGCCCGACTTGAAATGATACCAATGGTATCATATACTTGTAACCACAAGACAGGAAGCACAAGGCATCCCCACAGACTCAAGGAGACTGAAATGATTACCATACGAATCGAAAAAACCAGAGGCCACAAGTGGAATGAGACTGGCACATTCGCACTGGAGTTCCCGAAGTCGGAGCTCCGCCATCGCGTCTATGATTGCCAGCTCGACAAGGACGGCGAAACCGAAGACGCATGGCTTTGCATCCCGTCCGAACGGCTCCGTGCCAAGTATGAGCGGCTCGTCGCTGACGAGGAGTCCACGCAATCCGATTACGACAAGCTGTACGAAGAGCTTTCGGCTTACTCAGACACGTTGACCGCCGAGCAGCTCATGGACTGGTTCATCGACCTGAACGATCCTGAAACCATCAGCGGATGGACCGAGCGCATCGAAGCCCACAACGCCTACATCGACGTGATGGAGCCGAACAATGCGGTGCTCAGGAACCCGCTTGACGTGGATTCGACGTTCCATATCCGCATCTACGATTACTTCATCGATTTCCATGAGGATAGGGAGATTGTGGACGACTTGGAGTTCACCCCGTCCGACGTGGAGGCGGATGATTGGACGGAGGACATCAAACGGTGTCTTGAGGAAAACGGGTGGCGTCTTGACTCCAAGATCGGAACGGATTCCGATGATTCCGATTTGCTGGTGTTCGATTGCGTCAAGGCGTGACGTATTCCGCTGAAAATCGTTGTTCTGCCGGTTCCAGCGTGTTTTCCATGCTGGAACCGACGTTTTCCGTGTTTTCATGATTGTCTGGAGGTTTGTATGACGGTTGAATCGAAGGCCGCTTTTCGTGCGGCACGGGAACGCTGCGGCATCAGCCAGCAGATGCTCGCAAGCAAGGCCGATGTCAAGGTGTTGAGCGTCAAGCGGTGGGAGAAGCCAGGCGAGGCCGAAGCGCCGGCTGACGTGTGCGCCTGGCTTGGACATATGCTTGACTTGCACATCCAGGCGGTTGAAAGCGCTTTGGATGCGGTGGACGAAATGACGGAAACGCAAGGACACGCGCCCAGCCACGTGGACCTGCTCTATTACCGTTCGCAAGAACACTACGACCGTTACGGACGGGACCAAGGCGATTACGCCATCGTCAATGCCCGCAGCAGGGAGATAGCCGCGATCCTTGAAGCGCAGGGCATCGAAGCGCGGTTCCGTTATCCAGAGGATGATGAAGCCGGTTTCCAACGTTTGGCGAACACTCGCTAAACGCATTTGTTGTTAACAGGGCCATTGTAGACCACTCAGACGTTGCCTGACGCGGTTTGCAACCAGTTGTCCAACAATTCGGCTTCGTTGACTGGCTCGAAACACCATGCGTCTAATCCGACGTTGATCTCATTGTGATGCCTGCCGAACTCAAGCGGGTCATGCGCGTGCGTATGACCATGCAGGAGCAAAGTGTTGTTCACGTATGGTAGCGCGTATTCGGCTAATTCCGGCGCGTTCCAATTGGTTGAGACTGCGCCCAGGGGTTTGCTTTGCGTGAAGTCTTCACGCCATTGGAAGTGGCTTAAAAATACCGTGTGTGGATTGTTGCCCCACTCGTCTCTGATTTCGGTGATGCCGACTCTTCCGACTTCCACGAACACGCTTGCCAACTTTTCCAGCGTGCGGCTGGAACTGTGCAGTTCGTGGTTGCCGAGAATCAAGTGTCTGCGTTTACGTGGAACCTGTAGATTCTGGATGCGCATTATCGCCTGTTCGACGCTCCATGTGCTGCCGGAACTGATGTCTCCGAGGATGTAGAGTTCGTCTTCCTCGCCAACATACGTGTTGATTGCGCGCACGATGTCGGCATCATGCTTCCGCCAGTCAACACAGTTCTTAAGCGGCTTATGCTCACGTTCGGCCTGTTGTTTGATCGATGCATCCTTAGCGTATCCAGGTAGCGCGTATCCGCGTAGCGCGGCCACGAACGGATGCGCGAAATGCAAGTCAGCAGTAAACCACTTCATGCGTCCTCCATGTTTTTCAAATGCCCGTATTTTTCATCCCATTTGTCCAATGCTTCCAGCACTTGCGGTAATCCGAAATCCCAATACGTTTCGCCATACTCTTCGCCTTTTCTGGTGCGGTACGAGATGACTAACGTTTCAGGGTCATCACCGCACGTTTCGCAGACTTCCGGCACCCATTCGTGGTAATACCAGTCGGTGACTTCCACAGGCGCATCATCAGTGCCGTCGAACAGTTCCGGTGATTCCATCACGAGCACGCGTAGCATGAGTTCTTTAGTGGTTTTTCCACTCATGGTTTCCCCTTATTTATGGCATGTACAATCGCGTTAACCATTCGATTTCATCCTTCCTCTTCGATTCTCAGTTCCTTGTCGCCATTCACGGTTGCGGCGATATCGTCGTTGAACTGGTTCGACAATTGAAGGACGATGCACGCGCGCGTCTCGTACCGCAATACTGGTGTGAAACCGGTTGAGGATGTGAAGCAAACGTCGGATGTGAATACCGGCTGGTTTCCCAACCGTGTTTCAAACTTTTTGAGCGTGCCGGACATGACCACTTCCCCATTGTCTAGGATGCTGACGCGCTTACCCAAATGCGTGGCGTTGAGGTGATCAGCGGTGACGGTCTGCTTGCTCATTCCTCGTATCCTCCAAGGTAGGTTTTGCAATGCGAATCGAGTATGGTTTCAAAAATGTCTACGACTGCACACCGGTGTTCGCGTTCTACGTCGTGTGCGCGTGATTCCGCTTGGTCGCGCGTCTTGTAAGAGCCAATGAGAGTCAGCTCTTCACCTCTGTACGGTACGTGCCCATCTGGAGTCATGTATGCGATTACAAGATAGATTTTCATGCGTCCTCGATTATGATTGGCGTGTCACCGTGGATGGTGACGTTGATCGTGTCTCTTGTGGTCAGGCGGATTTGCGTGTCGATGCGGACGATACGTTTGCCGTGTGTTGGTTCGGGTGGCGTGTCTTCGCCATAACTGTTGACGCGCCTGTATGTGACGGTGGGCACGTAGTTTGGTCTGGATGTGAATTGTTCCAGTCTGCCTTCGACCACTATCGTCTGGCTGATCGGGTCTAGGATGGTGATGGGTTTTCCCACGTTGTCGGCTTTGAGATTAGCTCCTGTGGTTTCAGTTGATGCCACTGCTACCGAATCCTTTCGTGCCGCGTTCCGTATTTTTTTCAAGGGTTTCAACGTGGTCTAAGGGCATGTGTGGCGCACATTGCGCGAACACGATTTGCGCTATCCTGTCTCCCTTATGAATCTCGAACGCCTGTTCGCCCATGTTTCGGAGGATTACGCATACTTCCCCGCGATAGTTGGGGTCGATTACACCAGGCGCGTTCATCACGGTGATGTTGTGTTTGAGGGCCAAGCCTGAGCGTGGGCAGATCATGCCGACGTATCCGGCTGGTATCTGCATGTACACGCCCGTGTGCACGAGTGCCTGGCTGTTGGCGCAGACTATCGTGTCCTCGTTGCTTCTGAGGTCTGCTCCCGCATCGTTTGGGCGAGTGTAGCCGATGTTTTCTCTGATGCCGCTGAATTGCATTTTAGTTGAACCTTTCCGAAATGAGTACGCCGATGATGCCGATCAGCCATGCGAGAAGCATGATGACCATCATGATTAGGATGATGCCGAAGGGAATCCAGACGGGTGCGAACACCCACAGCCACGAGTAGGGGAATTGTCCCCCGATTTTCAATAGGGCGAGAATATCTGTCAGCAACACTAGGATTAGCGAACAGTCGATATGCACCATTATTCCTCCGTGTAGAAGGTGATCGTGTGGAGTTTCTTCTTCACGTCGAATTGTTCCCCGAACATGCCTGATTTTTTGACGGGTTCGATCACGTCGCGCATGTGATGCGCGTGATAGGTGATGGTCTTGCCCTTGTCGGTGATGCTGATGGTGGCGGTCATTGGATGATTTCTTCCACTAGGCTGATGTTGCTTGCCTGAACCGTCTTGCTGATGCCGTTGTACAGGTTTTTGAACGTGAATGAAAATGGTTTCATGCAGTTCTCATCTTCGAAGTCGATGATGCATTCCATGTCATCCCAACAGTCAATCCACGGAGAGCCGACCAGTCTGGGGCTGGCATGAGTGTAGACGATGACGCCTTTCTCACAGTCGGTATACGAGTATGCGAATCCGAGTTCTTTAAGCTTGACGGCGTATGGCGGATTCGATAGGTCGATTTTCACTTTGCATCCTTTCCGACGAGTCCCCAAATATCGTCCACTGGATTGGTTTGCTGCATCAGCATGTACACGTCCGCGATACGGTAGATGGGATGCCGCCCTTCCTTGCGTACCGGGGTGAGCTTGCCCCTGTGCGCCCATGATTTCAACGTGTTCGCGGATACGAGGTATCCAGCCTGTTGGAGTTTGCTTCTAATGTCCGAAGCAGTCCCCGTGTAAGTGCTGTGTTTGATCTTGTCTTGCATGAGTGTCCTCAAAAAGTTGATGTTCCAAACGTTCCTGCATCCACGGCATTTGACTTGTTTTGCCGTCTCGTCAGCGCTTAACGGCATGTTGCAGTCAGTGTTGGGGCAATTGCCCAAGCTGACAGTATGGCCTTGATTCAACAGGCGCTGGCACTTGTCGCGGGCGATGCGGATTTCAAGCGCGTACACGGGTGTTGCCGTTGAGCATAGACACGCGGGTTCGCCTTGCTTGGTTTTCTTCACGGCTATCCGCTGCGCCAACACGTTCAACGGATCGTGATTCAGGTATTCGACGCCTAAGCATTTAGCGAACGCGGATAGTGTGCCCCACACGCTATCCATGTGTTCGTCACCCTCATACAACAGGTCGAACACTTGCTCCCTCAACGGCGGATTATCAGAGTATCCTCCCCCGCCACCGTTAGCGTCATGGTTCTTGTTGATGCGGTTCATCTTGTCGGTTTCCAAAAATCCGATGTTCTTCGTGAACCATTCCAAGTCGGCTAGGAGCCGCTGTTCACATTCAGGGCAGAGTTGCCTGGTATCGTCTCGTTCACGCCCGCAACGCAACAGTTTGCAGTCAGCCAATCGCACGCCTTCCAAAATCATGGTATGTTGATTCCGCACCGGTGCCCGAAGGCGTGCGATTAATGCCGGAACATGTCTAGTATACCGGTTGCACCCAACCTTGCAACCGGTATTGGATTAACGTCTCAAACAGTCTCCCGCTTCCGTTTTCTCTTCTCGGGTTGAAGCAGGTAGTAGTTGCGTTCGTAGGCCGCCTGTTCCTCACGGCTGAAATGGTGGAATGTCGGACGATGCGCAAGCTTGTATCGGCGGTTGCATTCCAAGACTTGCTCACGGTGGGCCATCCGCCACTGTCGCGTGTGCTCACGTTTCCGTGCGAGCTGTTCCGCAGTAAGCTTGACCGGCTTTTTCGACG